GCCAGCTTCTGGACAACCAGCAGTAATAAAAACAACAAGAAGGTTTTGTAAAAATATGATGAGACATACAGCTAATGGTAAAATATTTAGGTTAGAAGATATTAACGCTATGACCTTTTTTAATCAAAACAAAGAGTTTGGCAGTTATGATATTTTTGACTATAAAGGAAGTTATAATTGTAGACACATCTGGCAAAGATTATACTTTACAAGAAAAAAATCAACAACAGGAGAGTACCTGCCAGACGAAGGCATGAAAAACGAAAAAATAGTAAAAAGAGGTAGAAACGAAGATTTACCAACAACAAGAAACCCTAAAGTAGTAAAATAATGGCAACAAGTATATTTATAAGTGAAGATAAATTAAAAAGTAGTAGTACAATAAATGGTAATGTAGACGCTGAATTACTAAAACCATATTTAAAAGTAGCACAAGATTTGCACATACACCCAGTGCTTGGAACTGATTTATATAATGCTATACAAGACGGCATACAAAACACAAGCTTAACAGCAAACGAAACAACTTTATTAAATGATTATATAGCAGACGCTTTAACTCAATGGACATTATACG